ATTTTCAAAACCTTGAAAGGATAAATCATGGCAATCTGGACAATCACTCAAACTGACTATGAAACCGCTACTGGGTTCATCACAGTGGCGCACTGGACTGCATCTCTGACTGACGGAGATTACAGTGCAAGCATCTATGCCACTTGTTCTTGGGCGGCAGGGACTCCTACGATTCCTTATGACCAAGTTACCGAGCAAGAAGTATTAGATTGGTGTTGGGCATCTGGAGTTGATAAAGACGCAACAGAAGCGGCTTTGGTGGCTCAGATTGAAAACCAGAAAAACCCTCCAATTTCACAAGGCTTGCCTTGGGCATAAAGGGAAGCCACCAACCTTTGATGGTGGTAATTTGGAGAAAACGAAATGGGCGAGAAAAAAACAACCCCTATCGTCATTGATGATGTTGAGTATTCCTTTGAGGACATGACACAAGAGCAACAGACTCTGGTTAACCATGTTGCAGACCTAGATCGAAAGATTGGGTCTACAAGGTTTAACCTTGATCAGTTAGCGGTTGGTCGTGATGCCTTCATGGGGATGCTTAAAAAGTCTTTGGAGGCACAAGAGGTCGTTCAATGACCCCAGAACTACAAAAGTATTACGAAGAGCGTTTCTCGATGATGGCAACTCAAGGATGGAAAGATTTACTTGAGGATATTGACAACATGGTAAACGCTTTGAATAATATATCAACAGTTCAGGATGAAAAAGACCTCATGTACAAGAAAGGCGAAATGTCTATCTTGACTTGGCTGAAAACCTTGAAAGAGGTCAGCGAAAGAGCTTACGAGGAACTGAATGAAAAGAATGTATGAATTTGGGTGTGGCTCATGCCACCACATCACTGAGAAACTGACTGGTTATGAGACAGTTGAAGTTCAGTGTGAGTGTGGTGAGTTAGCAACACGCAAAGTAAGCGCTCCAGCAATCAAGTTGGAAGGATGGTCGGGGAGTTTCCCTGGTGCGGCAAACAAGTTTGATCGCATACATCGTGAAAAGTTGAATGCAGAGCGTAAAGCGAACTCATAAACAAGTTGTTGTCGAGTTCATATCTCCTAGAACCGTAACGGCAGGAAAAGGAAACAACCATGCTAGTTGACAATGAAGACGAGAAGTTGGGTGAAGAAGTCAAAGTTGAAGACCAAACCCTAGAAAAATCTGTTGAGCCAGCATCATCTGATCTTCCCGAGAAATATCGGGGTAAATCCTTAGATGACATCATTCGGATGCACCAAGAGGCTGAAAAGCTCATTGGTAAGCAAGCTCAAGAGGTTGGAGAGGTCAGGAAACTTGCTGACGAACTCATCAAACAGAATCTCGGTACTCGGCAACAAGTGGTTAAAGAGGAAGAGCCTGAAGTAGATTTCTTTGAGAATCCTCAGAAGGCTGTTCAGAAGACTGTTGAGAAACATCCTGATGTCTTAGCGGCTCGTCAAGCGGCGGCTGAGTTCAGAAAGATGCAGACACAGCAGAGGTTAACGCAAGTTCATCCAGACATGGGTGAGATTGTGAAAGACCAAGGTTTTGCAGATTGGGTTAAAGGCTCTTCAGTGCGCCTTGCCTTGTTTGCCAAAGCTGATGCTGAGTTTGATTTCGAGGCGGCTAATGAACTGCTTTCCACCTACAAAGAACTTCGTGGCGTGAAGGTTAAGCAGACCGAAAATGCTGGAGAGCAAGTTCGTAAGCAGAACCTAAAGGCTGTTGGAGTGGATAGTGGTGGAACTGGTGAGTCTACAAAGAGGGTTTACAGACGGGCCGACCTTATTCGGCTGAAGATGACCGACCCTGGGCGCTACGAAGCACTCTCAGACGAGATTATGCAAGCATACGCAGAGGGAAGGGTTAAGTAACTTTCTTTTGGAGATTTGAAAAATGGCAACAGCATTTAATCCCGCAAATAGTGTAACGACCACTACCGCAGCAACCTTCATTCCTGAGATTTGGAGTGATGAGATTGTTGCCGCCTACAAGAAGAATCTTGTTCTGGCGAACCTCGTTAAGCGCATGAACTTCAAGGGCAAGAAAGGTGACACCGTTCACATTCCAGCCCCCACCCGTGGTTCTGCAAACGCCAAGACTGCCACCAACGCAGTGACTTTGATTGTTGCGACTGAAACCGAAGTGTCTGTCAGCATTGACAAGCATTACGAATACAGCCGTTTGATTGAAGACATCGTTGAAGTGCAAGCCTTGACCAGCCTGCGTTCTTTCTACACGGAAGACGCTGGTTACGCTCTGGCTAAACAGATCGACACCGATCTGGTTCAGTTGGGTCGTGCGTTCAACGGCGCTAGTGTTGGCACAAACGACTATGCCACCAGCAACACCTCGACCAAAGCGTACATTGGTTCTGATGGCACAACCGCCTACAACAGCACCACTTCTAACGCTGCCGCCCTGACTGATGCCGCTATTCGCCGCACCATTCAGCGTTTGGATGACAACGACACTCCTATGGATGGTCGTTTCTTCATCATCCCTCCGTCAAGCCGCAACACCCTGATGGGTCTGGCTCGTTACACCGAACAAGCCTTTGTGGGTGATGGCAACGCTATCCGCAATGGTGAGATCGGCAATCTGTACGGTATCCCCGTGTTTGTGACCAGCAATGCCGACTTTGGCGCTGGAAACAGCGGTGCAGACCGTATCTGCTTGATGGGTCATCGTGATTCGATGGTTCTGGTTGAGCAGATGGGTGTTCGTTCGCAGACACAGTACAAGCAAGAATACCTTGCCAACCTGTTGACCGCTGACACCCTGTACGGTGTGAAGGCTATGCGTACTGCCGCTACCACTGGTGCGGCTCTGTCGTCTAGCGCTTTCGCTCTGGCTGTTCCTGCCTAATTGCAGTTGCCATCCCCTTCCCTAATGGGCGGGGGGTGGTCTTTTTTTAACCTGTAATTGAAGGAATTGAAAAATGGCAACCGCAACTTCCGTAACTACCCGTCGTGGTAATGACACATTTCGTGGTTTGTTTTCGGACACTTGGCTTGTCCGTTGCACCTTGGATGCTGGCTCATTAGCTGACGGCGCTGGTGAGACTGATGATGTGACTGTTCCTGGTGTTGCTCTGGGCGACATGGTTCTAGGCGCTTCTTTGGGCGTGGATTTGGTTGGTATTACTGTGACTGGCTATGTGTCAGCCGCTAATACCGTCAAGTTCCGCATCCAGAATGAGTCTGGTTCTACTGTTGACTTGGCATCTAGCACCTTGCGAATCGTCATCGCTCGGTCTTTGGCCTAAACAAAAGGGGGTCTAAAAAGCCCCCTTTCTCTTAATAGAGGCTCAAATGGCAACATTTCGCTGTGTTAGAAGCGGTCAGACCGTAACTTTTACACTCCAGCACGACATTGACAGCATGAAGGGTCATCCCGACTATGTTCTGATTGATGAAGTGACTAATGAGGAGAAACCCTTAGTCATCCAAGACGAAGTTAGAACAGATACTGCTTTCAGTGCGCCTGTGCCTCCAAGGAAGAAACTTGGTCGTCCACGCAAAGAGGTCGTAAATGTCTGAGATTGATGCTCGTGAGTTTGGTCAACTGGAAGCCGAAGTTAGGCAACTCCAGAAAGATGTGAACGAACTCCGTGAAGATGTAAAGAAACTGCTTGAACTAGCCAACCAAAGCAAAGGTGGCTTGTGGGCAGGAATGGCTATTGCCTCCTTCATTGGGGGTATTGTTACTTTCGTAACAGGAAAGTTCCTAAAATGAAGCAAGGTCTGCTCTCAGGGGTGATCTGCCCCATTGCTACTCAGGATGTCAGCACCAACCTGAAGAACAGAAATCGTGCTTTTAAGGAGTTTGGCTATGGCCCTCCTAACCCTAACGAGCCTAATGAGACTTTCTGGCTGAAAAAGGCCAAGATGTATAACGCACCAACGCAAACCATCAAGGGAATGCGTTGTGGCAACTGTGCGGCGTTCATTCAGACACCAAAAATGATGGAATGTATCGTTTCTGGGCTAGAAAAGGATGAAAAAAGTCACGAATTGAGCTATGACGAGCAATTTGTGAAGGCTGCTGACCTTGGATACTGCGATTTGTTCCAATTCACTTGTGCCTCGGCCCGTACTTGTGATGCGTGGAAGTCTGGTGGGCCAATAACCAAGGATTA